CGTGCGCGCCGCGCGCGCCCGGCGCGACCTGCTCACCGGCACGTGCGCGTGGCTGATCCTGCTCACGCCGGCCAGCGCCATCGCGCAGCAGCTGGTCGACCACGCCGTGCGCGCTGGTCTGTTGGCCATGCTGCTGGCGGGCATCGCCAGCCTCTTCGTGCCGCTGCTGCTGGCCGATCTTGCCGCGCTGCTGCGGCGCGGCGGGCTGGGGCCGGAGGGCCCACCGCCAACGATGCCGCGACCATCACCCGCCGGCGCGTCCTGGCCCGACCCGCACCGGCCCCGCGTGTAGGAAAGATCGCACAACCGATGCCTGCCTTTGGCCATTCCCGCGATCCGCGCAGGCATCCAAACTTGTCATGCACCCAGCAGCCAACCGAGCCCGACACCGGCCAGAACGTGTCCCAAGCTGCGCTGGGTGCTCTTTGATTGATCTGACGTCCAAGGGGGGACCGTCATGGCAATGATTCAGTGCCGCGAGTGCGGCCAGAACATCAGCAGCACCGCGGCCGTGTGCCCCAAGTGCGGCGCGCCGGTGCGCCGTCGCAGCATTGCGAGCTGGCTGGTCATCATCATGCTCGTGCTCATCGGCCTCGCGGTGGGCATGGCCTCTTGTCAGGATCGCGCCTCGCGCAAGGCCGGCGAGCGCGCGGCGCAGGAGCAGGCGCAGGCCAAGGCACAGCGCGCCGCGACCGTGCTGCAGCAGCAGACCGAGGCCTTCGAGCGCAACCGCGCGCAGGTACTGGCCGTGACGCGCGCCGCGCTGGACCGGGGCGACCTGGTCGCCGCGCAGGAAGCCCTTGCGCCGATCAACCGCGTGCAGGATCTGGATCTGGAGCCGCTGCGCAAAGAGCTGGCCAACAAGCAGCAGGCCGCGCGCGATGCGGCCGAGAAAACGCAGCTCTTGGAGCGTCTGGCGGCGCTCAAGCCGGGCGACAACGTCAACGGCGCGCAGATCTATGCCGGCCTGCTCAAGCTCGACCCTGACAACAAGCGCTACGCGAAAGAGCTGGCGATAGCTCGCGCGGCCAATGAACGCGCAGAGGCGCAAGCCAAGGCCGATTTACTGCGTGCGCAACGCAAGGCGCTGGCGCGCACCGCCGAGGAGAACTTCCTCAAGAACGGACACAGCGCAACGGTCACCACCGAAGGCAAGGATGACACCGTGTTGCGGATCAAGTATGTGCTGGTCAGCAAGGCGTTTGCCTATCAGGTGCAGCATCAGGACGAGTTCATCACCAAGTGCCGCGAGCTGGGCTTCAAGCGCATCGTTCTCGACGACGGCTACATCGAGTCGTGGCGGATTGACCTGGACTGAGTGGGGAGGGCTTGACACGTCCCTAGGGACACGTTAAGGTATCTCCACGATCGCAGTGCGACCACCGCCCCGGCGGTTCCGGGATTCCGGATAGGAGCATCATCATGAGCAAGACCGCGCAAGACATCATCGCCATCCTCGTCGACGACCTGCGCACGCGCGGGGACGTGCGACCGGATCGGCTGACGATCGATCAGCTCAACTGGCTCGTCGCCGGCATCGAGGACGGCGCCGCGCTGGTAACCCTGGGTATCACCGACGACGATCAGGAAGCGGTCGAAGAAGCGCACGAGCTGCTCAAGGACCAACGCCGCGCCGTGCTGCTCAACTCGGCGCCCGGCTATGCAGCCCAGGTTTGGGGCGGCTGGGTGTGGATCGCCGGGTCGAACGAGATGCGCTGGTCCAAGCGCACGACGCGCGCCGCGTGCGAACGCGCGGTGGAGCAAGCGATCGATCGCGTCGGCATCGACCGCGCGTTCTTCCCGCAGTGACGGCCGACGCACTCATCCACCTGCGCGTCCCGGCCGCCACCAAGGCGGCCTGGGTACGCGCCAGCCGAGCTGTAGGCATGCGGCTCACAGACTGGATCACTCAAGCCGTCGAGGCACACATGCAGCGCGCCATCCGCATCACCATCCCCGCTGACCTGCCCTTCGCCGACCTGCACCTGTCGCGCGACCCGGCCACAGGCGACGTGTCTTTCGATTGGGCTGCCGTGGAGCGCGCCTGCGAGGCGAGCGGCATCGACGTCGCTACCTTCCGCGACCAGCCCGAGGAACGTGTCGCCGAGCTGCTGGTGCAGTGGTACGCGCACCACCTGGCCCAGGGCGGCGCGCGCGATGCATGCGCCGACGACCTGCTCGCCGAAGTAGCGGCCGAAGATGCGCGCGGCGGCGGGATCAGCCACGCGCCGGGGCGGGCATGAGCGCGCCCGCGCCAGCGACCAGTGCGCAGCGCAAGGCGCGCTACCGCGCCACCGGACGTCAGATCGCAGTGGTCATCCGCGACGAACGCGCGCTGACCGCGCTCGATGAGCTTGAGCGCAAGCACGGCGGTGTCACCGCCGCCATCACCGCCGCGCTGCTGGGCGTGCCTGTGCGCAAGGCATCACGCGGCACTTGAGCGCGCAACGCGCGCGGGTTGCTATCATCGGCGCGCGACAAATGGCTGCGCATTACTAATGCGCGTTACAAGCCCCGCAATGTCTCGTGCGGCACTTTTGCTGCATGGACAACGCCTCCCAACCTTCGCTTCGCACCCGCATCGCGGCACTCGTCGCTGCGGCCCTCCCGCTGGTTGCATCGCTGCGCGACAAGCTGCGCGGCGCACCGCTGCTGCTGGTCGGCCTGATCACGCTGTGGCTCATCGCCACGCCCAACCCGATCGTCGACAACACCAATACGGTGAAGGTGGGGCTGCTCGCCTGGCTGGTGTGCAAGGAGTCGGTGCTCGCCTACCTGGGCTACTGGATCGACCGGCTGCTGCATCCGCGCTCGCGGCCGCATGAACTCAAGGACATCGAGCGCATGGCGGCGGAGAAGCGCCGCGCGTTCATCATCTGCGCGGCCATGCTAGCCGGTGGGCTGTTCCAGTGAGGCGCGCGGCGATCCTCGTGCTGGCGCTCTTCTTCGGCCTGCTGCTGGGCGCGGCGATCCCGCTGGCGTTTTCGGCGCCGTTGGCGCCGGCTGCGGACGCATCGCCCAAGGTGTCGATTCCAGCCAGCTCGTACCTGTACCGCTGGAAGCTCGAGCGCGAGGTGTCGTCGCGCTTCGATGATCTGACGCCGGTGGCGCGCATCGCCGCGCAGGTGCATGCCGAAAGCCGCTGGCGCGCCGACGCGCGCAGCGCCTACGCGCAGGGCATGGCGCAGTTCACGCAGGCCACGGCCCAGTGGCTGCACAACGTGTGCCCGCAGCTTGGCGCGGCCGATCCGTGGGATCCAAATTGGAGCGTGCGCGCAGTGGTGTGCTACGACGCCTGGCTGCACGCGCAGGTGGATGGCGGCAGCGCCTGCGATCGCTGGGCGTTCACGCTGTCGGCGTACAACGGCGGGCTCGGCTGGGTTACGCGCGACCAGCGCCTGGCGCAGGCGCAGGGCGCCGACCCGCTGCGCTGGTTCGAGCATGTCGATGCCTACTCCTCGCGCGCGCAATGGGCCATCGAAGAAAACCGCAACTACGTGCGCAAGATCCTGCGCGTGTACGAGCCCGCCTACATCGCCGCCGGCTGGCCCGGCGAGGCGGTGTGCGCATGAAGGATTTCTTCGGCCCGCTCATGCTCGTGGTGCTGTTGGCCGTGTGCTGCTTCGTGGCCGGCTGGGCGGCGGCAAGCCGGGGCGGCCGCGCCGCGTTGGACAAGGCGCAGCAGGATGCGGCCGTATGCGCCGACCAGTTGCGGTCCAAGGCCAGCGCGATGGACCAGGTGCGCGGGCAGCTCAACGATCTGCGCACGCGCCACGAAACCGCGCTCGCGCAGGCTACCGCCGCGCTCGATGGGCGCGACGCGCAGCTGCAGGCGCTGCGCGATGCGCGCGATCGCAAGCTCGAATCGATCAGGAAAATTGCAAATGAAAATGTCGCTGTTGCGGCGCTCGATCGCCTTGCTGTGCCTCCTGCCCTGGCTCACCAGCTGTGGCCTGTGGCCGGCGCGGAGCCCGGTGCCGCCACGCACTGAGGTGATCACAGTGCCCGTGATGGCCTACCGCCCGCTGCCCGCCGCGTTGACCGCGCCCATCCCATCGCCGCCGGCCCCGCCGGCGCGCTGCATGTTTGGGACGCAGCCAACCCCATGCGTGGGGGACGCGCTGACTCTGCTGCCCATGTGGCGGGCAGCGCTGGAGATGTGCAACGCCGACCGCGCGCGCGCGGATCTGCTGGGGCGCAGCGATGGCCAGTGAGCGGTGGACCAACGTGCTCGCGCAGCGCTGGGAGCAAGAGGCTTTCGCGCTCGACCGCATGGCGACCGACGTGGCGCGCTATGACGCCGGCGACCGCAAGCTGCTGCGCATGCAGGCGCGCATCAAACGGGCCTGCGCGCAGGAGCTACGCATCGAAGCGGGAAAGCTGCGCCGTGGATGACATCGATCGAGCCCAGGAGCGCGAACAGCTCGACCGCGCCTTGGCGCTGGCCGCGCTGCAGCGGCGCCTGGACCACGAGCCGCGCAGCGGCGCGACGCACTGCGTGGACTGCGGCGAGCAGATCGACCCGCGCCGCCGTGCCGCGGTGCCGTGCGCGCAGCGCTGCGCGGATTGCCAAAAGACGTGGGAGGTTTACGGTGGCTGACATCGACTGGGTATCCATCGCGGCGATCGTCGCCAGCGCCTGCGCGGTCGTCGCCGCGGTGGTGTGCGTGGCCATGTATCGCCGCGTGCGCTCGGTCGACGTGGTCCGGCGCATCAACGAGGGCGATGCCGAAATCAAGCGCCACGCCGAGGCAGCGCTGGATGAGCTGGCCGCGCGCATCGACGACATGGGCGATGCACTCAAGCGCATCGAGGCGCACCAGACCAGCGAAGAAAAGTACGTGCTGCGCCCGCGCGATCTTGGCGCCATCCAGGACAAGATCAACCACGTGGCCGAGGACCTTGCCGCCACCCGCGCGCAGACCACCACGCAGACGCAAATGATCGTCGAGCAGCTGCGCCTACTGCAGAAGCTGGTGCACAACGAACTGTCCGTGCGGAGAACGCAATGAACATCACCGAGCAAACCATGCCCTACCGGCGCGGCCGCATCCTGGCGTTGCTGCGGCAGGCCAACGAGAACGGCAGCAGCGAGACCCTGCTGCGCACGCTTTTGCGCAGCTTCGGCTACCAGGCCGACGAAGACACCTTCGCGATCGACGCGGCCTGGCTATCGCGCCACGGGCTCATCACGCGGCCCGAGGTTGCCGGCGTGCGCTTCGCCCGCATCACCGCGCGCGGGCGCGATGTGATCACCGGCGATCTGGATTTCCCCGGCGTGCAGCTCATCGAGGACTGACGTCGTGGCCCGTCCCTCGTCCATCACCCGCCTGCCGCCCGAGCTGGCCCAGCTGTGCCATCGGCTGATCCGTGAGGGCCGGACGATCCACCAGATCACCGACAAGCTCAACGAGCTGGACGCGGAGGTGAGCAAGAGCGCGGTGGGCCGCTACGTGAAAAGCGCACGCGAGCAGATGGCGCAGTACCAGGCCGCACAGGCGGTGGCCGGGCAGTGGGTGGCGGCGCTCGGCGAAAACCCCACCGGCGACGTGGGCGCGCTGCTGGCCGAGATGCTCAAGACGGTGGCGTTTCAGGCGCTCGCGACGATGGGGCCGGACGAGACCGGCGCCGCCAAGCCGACCAAGCCGATGGACATCATGCTGCTGGCCAAGGCGATCCGCGACCTGGAATCCACCAGCAAGGCCAACATCGAACGGCGCGAGAAGATCGAGCGCGCCGCCATCGAGCGCGCCGCCACCAAGGCCGGCGAGGTCGGCCAGCGCGCGGGGCTGTCGCAAGCCACGATCGACGAAATCCAAAAAGAGCTGCGGCTGCTGTGAACGCGCCGGATTCAGACCACAGCAAGTTCGCGCTCGCGCTGCTCGCGCTGGCATCGGCCAGCGGCCTCTTGCTGCTGGGCCGGATCACGGGCGATGCGTGGGTGTCGACCACGACCTGGGTGGTGGCCGCGTACATGCTCGGCCAGCCGGCGGCCGTGCTTGCCAGCGGTTGGGCCGTGCAGAGCGCGGCCAAGGCCAAGGAGCTGCTCAAGTGAGCGGGCTATCCACCTACTTTTTACCCTACCAAATTGCGTGGCTGCGCGATCGCTCGCGGCTCAAGATCGTCGAGAAGTCCCGCCGTGTCGGCTTCACCTACGTGCAGAGCTACGAGGACATGCTCGACGCCGCGCGCGCCGACAATCCGCTCGACGTGTGGTTTTCCTCGGCCGACGAGAGCGCGGCCAAGGAATACATCCGCTACGTCGCGCAGTGGGCGCGGATCTTCAAAATCGCCGCCACCGACCTGGGCGAGACGGTAATCAGCAAGGAGGACGACATCAAGGCGCTGACGGTGGAGTTCGCCACCGGCAAGCGCATCAACGCGCTCACCAGCAATCCCAAGGCCTTCCGCTCCAAGGGCGGCAAGCTGGTGCTCGACGAGTTCGCCTTCCACGCCGACCAGGAATCGATGTGGAAGGCCGCGCGGCCGATCATCACCTGGGGATTTCCGGCGCGCGTGCTCTCCACCTACAACGGCAAGGGCAACCGCTACTACCGCATGGTGAGCGAGGCCAAGAAGTCCATCGCCGAAGGTCGCACGCCGCAGTGGAGCCTGCACACGGTCACCATCGAGGACGCGGTGCGCGACGGCCTGGCCGATCGCATCCTCGGCCGCAAGCTCACCGGCGACGAGCGCCAGGCCTGGCTCGACGCCGAGCGCGAGAGCGTGGGCGACGAGGACACCTGGCAACAGGAGTACATGTGCAACCCGGTCGACGAGGCCTCCGCGTGGCTGCCGTGGGAAGTCATCGTCGCCTGCGAATCGCCCGATGCGGGCCGCGCCGAGCTCGTCGAAAAGGACGGCGCGTGCTACATCGGCTGGGACGTGGCGCGCACGCAGGACAAGAGCGTGATCTGGGTGGTGCAGCGCGTGGGCGACGTGTTCTGGACGCGCGCGGTCGCCACGATGCGCCGCGCCGCGTTCGCCGAGCAGCTGCACACCTTCGACGGCTTCATGCGCATCTTCGCCGCGCGCCGCGCCTGCATCGACAAGACGGGTCTGGGCATGCCCATCGTCGAGGAGGCGCAGCGGCGCTGGGGCGAGTATCGCGTCGAGGGCGTGACGTTCTCGGGCGAGGTCAAGCAACACCTGGCGACCTACGGCAAGCAGCTCTTCGAAGACAAGCGCGTGCGCATCCCGGTCAGCCGCGACATCCGCGACAGCCACCACGCCGTGCGCAAGCTGACCACCGCCGCGGGCAACCCGCGCTTCGACGCCGACCGCAACGAAGCCGGCCACGCCGACGAATTTTGGGCACACATGCTGGCGCTGCATGCGGGCGAGTCGACCCAGCAGCCCGCCGCCGGCGCCACGATCGACGCGGGCGCGGGCGACACCCTGCCCGAGCGCATGCTGGGACGCCGCAGGGCGCAAATGTTCGCCTTGCGCCAGAACGCTCCAGAACGCGCTGTAAGGGCCACCGAGGGTTTTGAGTCCCGATGACCCAATCAAGCCCCACACCCATTTTCGCGGAAATTCTGGGCGCGTTCTGGGGCCTGTCCGCGGCCATGCATGGGAGAACCACCTCGTGAGCATGCTCCATCGCATCGTTTCGGCCTTCCGGCCGGCCCCTGCGGCGCCCGCGGCGGTGCCGCTGCGCGAAGCCCGCGGCCACACCATCGACCCCGACGAGGACCAGTGGCGCCGGCTCACCGGCGATGGCAACCGCGACCTTGCGCCGATGACGCACGCGCGCATGCAGAAGCTCGCCCACTACTTGTGGGAGTCGAACCTGCTGGCCAACCGCCTGATCGAGCTGCCGGTCGGCTACCTGCTCTCGCAGGGCGTGCGCATCAAGGTCGATGACGACGAGGCGCAAACCGCGCTCGACCGCCACTGGAACGACGGGCTCAACGCGTGGCCGATGAAGCTGCCCAAGCGCGTGCGCGAGCTGGGCCTTTTCGGCGAGGCCTGTTATCCAGTGTTCCGCAATCCGGTCAGCGGGTTCGTGCGCATCGGCTATCTCGATCCGGGCCAGATCGAGACGGTGGTGACCGACCCGGACAACACCGAGCAACCCATCGGCATCGTCACGCGCAAGGATGCGCACGGCCGCGCGCGGCGCTACCGCGTGATCGTCAACGTGCCAGAAGCCGCGTTCGGCGACCGCGCCCAGGCCATTCGCGCCACCTTCGATACGGGCGACTGCTTCTTCTTCCGCGTCAACGATCTGGCCAGCGCCACGCGCGGGCGCAGCGATCTGCTTGCGCAGATGGACTGGCTCGACGCCTACGACGTGTTTCTGTTCGGCGAGGTCGACCGCGCCGCCGCGCTGCGCAGCTACTTTTTCGACGTGACGCTCACCGGCGCCACGC